ACACCAGAAAGATTGAGCAAGTGGATCACGATGTCCTTCTCCACAAGGAGAATCTAATTCACTATAATTTGTTATTCCAGTTTGAGCACTCATTGCTGCTGAACTCTCAGCAATCAAATCAGCATTAGCAGTTGTCCAAGACTCTTCAAAAGCTGCATCTGCTTCTAACTTATCAGCAAATGCTATATGCTCTTCCATTCTTTCTACAATTGACTCAACTGATGCATCTGAACCTAATTCATTAGCAAGTGAAGTGGACCAATATGCTGCAGCACCTTCAGTAAGATCATTATCATTTCCTCTCATATTAATATATGCTTGAGCAATTGGATCTACCACTGCTTCAGCAGCTCCAGTAAATACATCTGCATGTCCAGCAAATACATCATTCTGAGTCTTCCAACCCTCATCTGGACGTCTGTCTATTTGACCATCATTATCTTTATCTACTGGAGGGTTTGGAGCATGTCTTCTTACATCTATTACCTGAGAACTAGATGAAGTAGTAGTTTCTCCTCTTACAGACTTACTCTCAACCCTTGTTATAACATCTGTATGGATATTTTTAACACTTATAATAGTTGTCTGAAGTGTATTAATCTTTCCAGTTGCATCAAATATATCAGTTGCATCACAAGTAACATTTCCTGCTATTTGACTATTAAACTTATTACTTGTAAGTCTAAAGACTTTTTTACCAACTTCAAACTTTGGAGTTGTTATGTCATTAGGATTAGGAACAAAGAAAGAACCAATTATATTACCAAGAGCATCACTTCTAAGTCTTACATCAGAAATTGTAGCCTGAGCATTAGATGTTTGTCCAACTAATTTAAGATTTTTTTCAATATATCCAAAATAAGTATTGTCTGCTTTTTCTGCTAGAGATTCTACATCTATATTCAAAACACTAGAAGTTGAAGAATATAGTTCTGGAAGATTTGCTAAATCAGAAGCACCAGATACATTTGTAGATGTTGTAGTTGAAGATTCAGGGACAATATTATCAATTAAAACAGAAGTTCCTTTATAAAGAGGAGTAAATTGATAATATGGATTAGCTTTATATATTGCTGTGGGATCATCAAAAGGTCCACGTTTATGATTTGCTTTTGCTACTTTAAATTTAATTAATTCCTTACCATTAGAATTAGTTCCTATAACAGTTTCCCCCACTGCAAAAGTTCCAGTAGTCATTGAAATTTCAATTAACTTAGGAATTATATACTTAGATACATCTTGACCATCAAAGAATGCATAAAGACCAGTCTGTGGTTTTAAAGTCTTAGCATCAAATCTAATATTTCTAGATCTCATGAAGGAACTTATTTGAGTATTAATTACCTTAGGACCTTCATTAATTGTACTAAAGGTTTCTCTTTGTAATTCTCTTTTTGCTGTTCTTGATGAAGTACCAGTTCTAGTCTGAGTTGTACTTGTAGTTCTTACAAGGTTATCTCCTTGCCATCCTGTAGATTGACTTGATCCACTAGAATCCCATCCAGTCCAATTATCTTGCCATCCACCCCAAGTAACAGGACCATATCCTGCTCTAGAATCAAATCCAGCTTGATCTAATTGTTCTGTAGTTTCAGTATATGTTGTAAGATCCTCATGTTTAGCTTCAAGTACAACTTGGTCTACCCATATATCACTATCTGGAAGAAGATCTATGGTTCCACCATAATAACTTACAAGATATGGTGTAACATTTTCAACTCTAGTAGCAAAAAGTTGTGATAGATAAGTTTCATCATAATAATCTAAAGTTAAAACCCTACCAGTTTTTCTAATACCATTAGCACTATCTAAGTCCAATTTCAAATCCAATTCAGTTGTATATGGAGAAGGTCTTAATACTCCATTATGATAATCAATAGCATTTTTTACTACAGTAGTTTTAAGTTGATTATCAGTATTAGAAAAATCATCCACAAAGAATCCAGATTTAAATCTATTCAATCCATCGCTATCAGTGATCTGCATATTTAGAGTTTCATTCTCTAATAAAGAAAGTGAAGTATAAAACTCTAAGTTTTCAATTCTTTTCTCAAGCTTATTGATATCACTCATTTGATATCTCTTATAATTAGCAAGAGTAATACTTGCATTATTAATATTGAAAAGATAAGCTGGTAACTTTATGGTTGCTACTTCTAATGCTCCATCAATAGGAAGAGGTAATTCTGGAGTTTCTGCAGGAACTCCTTTTATTAATTGGAATTTTCCTTCTTTGCTAAGATATATTTTATCAACTCTAGGAAGATAGAATGAATAATCTAAAAGAATAGATCTATCAGATGCTAATATATTTGTAGAAGAATTTCCAGATGCATCAAAAGATCTACCTAAAAATTCAAAAGGAGATCTAGAAGTGCCTGAGAAATCAGAAACTCTGGGTCTTATATCTAAAATATCACTCAATCTAGTATCATTAATTACTTTTATATTGCTATAATCAAAATTATTATAAGAATTGACAGTAGTAATATCGCCAGTATCTGCTGCTGTATAATAAGCAGATTCAAATACAATACTTAATTGATGAATAGGTGCATCATAACCTGATTTTCTTACCAATCTAGAGTAATCATAAATTGTATTTCTTTGACCATCATCATATGAAAATTCATCTGTTATATTATTAGAACCTATAGTAAGAGATCCTACTGTAGCTGTAATTCCAGATTCATTGAAAGTGACAATTTCTCCAACTTGTATATCAAAATCATTTAAAAGTGTATAATTAATTGAATTATCAGTATTCTTGCTAATATAAATTCCAATAGCATTGCTATCCTTTCCAACAAATTTTTCACCTACTAAAAGATCTCCTGTTTTTGCTGTAGGACTATTAATAGAACTTAAAGTTAATACTGGGAAAATAGGAGCACTAACATTAGTAGATTCAAATACTCCATACACCTTCATAACATCAGGAGTATTTAATGAAATTTCATTATCCTGAACTCTAGTTCCATATACAGTATTATATGTTAACCCATCATTTAATGTGGTAGTTCCAATTCCAGATATTGAAGAAGCTGATCCAACTACAGTCAGTACATTAATTTTTTGCTTTTCTTTAATTTTTTCTTTTACATTTATTTTACGTAATGTTGCTACTAGTTTGGCTGGACTATTAGTTCCTAATCCATTAATAGTTACATTTTGAGAACCTGCAGTAAAAACAAATTTATCAGAAGATAAGGATTCTGTAATTCCATCAGTTCTTATTAATACATAATCTTCCTCATCATAAGGCAAAAATGTTTCATTGGAACTTCCACTATTAATAACTCCTGTAGAATTGCCAGTAATAGTTACATCAAATTGTTTTCTAATTGTAATATGAGAATTTGTTAAATCTACATTTGAAACATTATCTTTAGGGAATTGTGTATATAAATTATTATCTTCTGAAGTTTGGAATTGAGAAGTAAGTACTTTAAAATTAGATGGATTAATTGTGCTGGTAGGAAGACCTCCATCACATATACCAGTAACACTACTAACTCCAGCAATAGTTAAAGAATGTTGAGAAACGCTTTCAACTCTTGCATATGAAACAGTGCTCTTTCCAGGATTTGTATATTCAACAATATTTCCAACAGTAGTAATTCCAGTAAAGAATTTAGTTGGATCTGTAAAAGTAACTGTTGAAATACCTAAGTAAACCCCAGAAGTAGTGGCAATACTAATATTAACTTCTCCTATATTAGAAAATACATTTTGCTTTACATCAGCATTAAAAGTGCTTGCTGTGCTTACTGTTCCATTAATAGATTTAATATCACTAGTGGTAAAGGATGTAGATCCTGCTGAAATATTTCCACTTTCTACTCCATTAAATATTAATTGCTCACCAGTAACAAATGTGCCTTTAGTGTTATAAGCAGTAATAGCAGTACCAACAGAATTATATCTCAAGTAACCTGTAGCACCACTAGATTTTCCTTTAATTTGAGTTGGGACAACTAAAGCATTTGATGGATTAGTATTTAAAGTTATATTGGTATAAGTTTGAATATCATATAAAGCAATATCCCATTCATTTTCATCAGCATTAGAAGCATTATAAGAACCTGATTCTAGAGCAAAATCATATACTCGTGCCAATCCTATCTCTTTACCAGCAGCAGTTGTACCTGCAGATCCAACTCTTTGATCTCTTAGACTTACAGTATAATCAGTACCTATTCCTATGATAGGGGAACCAGAAACTCTATTCAGAGTAAATGTAGGACCAGTAACATAATTAATACTCTGATCTTCTAAAAGTTTTGTAGTTCTTGGTTTCTCAAAATCAAGATATGTAGGAACTATAGTTTCTACTTCAAATCCTTCTACATAAGCTTTTCCTGGTGATAATCTGTAAGTTCCCAAATCATCACTAGGAGCACTGTTATTATAAGTGGTTTGATTGGAATTGAAAATTCCATTGTTACCATCATAATTATTTAAAGTATTTTTAGCAGTAAGTGAGAATGGTTTGATGTAATAATTACCTGATTCATCAAAAGTTCTTCTAGCAAATTCATTTGCTATTTCATTATAATCTGTCTCTTGACGCACATATATTAATTGTCCTTCTCTAATCTCCATCAAATCTATAAAATTAGATGGTTTAGTTTCATTAGGATCTAATGTCTTTAATCTTACAGATATACTTAATCTATCAGCTCCAGGAGCAGTATAATTGCTATATCCAGCAGCATTATCATTTAAAGATTCATCTAAATCTGGAGTAACAATAGATTCTCTAATCTGCAGTCCTATTCTATAACTTACATCATTTCTATAAGGATCTAAAATTGCTGTTTGAGATGGAACTTCTACAAAATATCCCCTTACAAAATAAATACCATTAGATAATACTGCCGCACTTCCAGTAAAACAGCAATTTTCATCTACAGTTTGAGCTACAGGTTCTCCTGGTTGAAAAGTTAATCCACTTGTAGTGGTTAATACCTTATTATCCAATAATAAACTTTCTCCAGCAGAAAATATTTCATTATCTTCCCCACCAGTATTTAAATATGCAATGAATAGAACATACCAGTTTCCAGAAAGTGGTCTTCCAATATATGATTTTACTTTAGCTTTTACTCCAGACTGACTACCAATTACTACTTGACCAACTAAATTTCTTAAATATGTTGCAACATCAATTCCTTCATTAGATTGTTGTATTCTAACAGAAGTATATGCTCCATTAAATCTAATTCCTCCACCAGTTACTGAAGATCCATCCTTAAAAATATGTTGCCCAAATTTTTCAATCTGATTCTGAAGAACAGATTGAATTCCTGTTAATTCCCTTGCCTGTACTGGCAATCCAGGTTTAAATAATATTTTGCAATAATTGTCTTTTGCATTAAAATCGTCAAAATAAGGAGCGACGTTTAAATTAATTTCCTGAGGCATGATTCTTTAGAATTGCAAAATGACTTTGATATCTTCTCTTTGGTTAGCAGACCTAGTAATAGAAGGTCTGTTATCAACGTAAATTATATTTCCAGAGTATTTCTTAACTTCAGGGTTAGCTACACCCTGAGTAAAACTCTGACCAAGGTAATATGTCCTATTATTTATTATGGTACTTATACCAGGACTTCCTGATGATCCAAAGTTAGTATCTATACCTAAAGTACCTTCATTACTAGCAATGTTAACATTTCCGCCAGTAGCAGGATTTGCTGTAAATGAATGTAATGAGAAACCATATGTTGGGTCTGTTTTTAAAGATCCATCAGTATTAAATCCAACTAAACTCTTATCTTGCCAATATTTTAAAACTCCTGTAGTTTGATCATAAGAAACAACTCTACCAACAGCAGTAGATCCTAGACCTACAGTTTGAGTAAACTGCCCATCTAGATTGAAAGTAGCAGTTGTATAACCTGCTCCAATTAATTTTAATGCATATAAAGCACTGGCTTTAGATAAAGTTAAATTTGAAGTTGAATCAAAAGCTTGTGGATTTTCTACAATACCTATTCTAGCAACTTGGTTTCCTGTTATAAAATCAGGGTTTTCTGTATCATTTTCAATTTTAGAGAAAACTAAAACATTACTTGCTCCCAACTCCCTATAAACATCTGCACCATGTCCACCATGAGGCG